AAATCATCTGGTTCACCTAATGATACTTCGACCATTTGGTCGGGCGACCAATCAACAGTCGGCTCAGTCACAACACTCATCGTTTTAATTCAATTGTTAGTAAAGGTATTTAGTAAATAATTCTTGCAAAAGGACACTTAGACTCTTTGCCTTTAGTGAACAATCTATCTTTCCAAGTTCCATCTTCAACAGCTTCATCTCTTTTTGTATGATATGTATCCATTATTTCTCCGTCATCTACAATTCTTTTTAGTTGAACTTTAGAATTTAAATCTGGGGAATGAAATGTTACACGCATAAGAGGATCACCTTTTTTTATAACAACTGGTTTTGTTTTATCTACTACTATAAACCCAAGACCATTTGCTACTGGCCAAGTGGATAACTGCACCCACCCAGAAACAACAATTAAATTATTAACTAAAGATGTCATTGGATGATCAATTGCTTCTAACCACACATCAGGATCATGAGTCCAAAATAAAAAATGAGAAGCATCTAAATGCAAAACTGGATTATCTAATTCAAGATCTTTTTTATCATACTGCAATATATTAGAATCTAACTCACCACCTACCATAAAAGTATAATCAATAGGAGATGTTACTATAAAAGTTCTATCAGTTTTATGAACCCAACAAGGACATGCAGTGTATGGATAACCAGAAGAATCAACAAACTTTGATTCTCTAATTAAAGTGTTTGATGAATCTTTATCATTAATATAATTAACAGTGATCATAAGGAGTAAATAATTTATTAGGGAGTTCTGATGGTTTATTTTCAATAATGGTATCTTGCTCTTCTCTTCTTTTACGCATGTCTTGTGGTATTTGATCCTCGGACATTTGCTCTAATATTATATCACCTTTCATATCTTTGTGGTAGAAGGATACCCTGTATAAAGGATCTCCTTTTTTTATACTAATAGGATAGTTTACATCAACAGGAACCACAGCAGTATTAATATTCCTTACCCATTTTGAAAGATTCCACCAAGCACCAATGGTAACAAAATTATTATTAAGTGAAGTCATTGGATGATCGTATTGATATATCCAAATGTCTGGATCATATGTCCAAAAAGTAACCATAGGAAATTTTAATTGTATACTTGGTTTTGGACCAGCTACATCAAGAGGAGTTACAGATATTCTGTCATCTACAACATTTAATAAATCAGTACACTCCAATTCAAAATCAATAGGAGATAATCCTGCAACAGTTCTTTGTTCTCTAAACTCTGTTTGCTCTATCAAAGCATCAGGTTCTGATTCGGGATAGCAAAAATAAATTTTCATTAAAAAATTGTTCTGGTTACTCCAGTATAATGTTTTCTATATTGATACTTTCTATGCAATTTATCTTTATCAACAACTTTACCAACCAATTCCTCATACACTCTAATAAATGTTCCAAACATATGCCAATGAGTTGGTGGAATATAAGCAGGAGATATACAAACAAATATCTGATCAAACTTATAGTCTCCAAAATCATAAGCATGTCTATAAGACCAACTAAAATTATTAAGTAACTGCATTCCATCTTGAAGATCTCCATGCTCTTCAGTGGTATCATTCAGTATCCAATGAAAAGATTTTAACCTATTGTGCATCTGTAAATAATATCCCCAATTACCTTCCATGACATTATCATAGCGAAGGAGTTCTTCCATCTCTTCTTTTTCATCTCCAGGATAACCAGACAATATATCACTATGATGATCTATATTAACTATTTCAATATCGTTATGACCCTCTAGACCAAATAAAATTGCATCATGATCATATCCAAAATAAACATCCTTACAATTTTTTAATGCTCTTATAAAGGTTCTTAAACAAAAATCATAATTATCAATATCAATTTCATGCGACATACTATGTACAATATCTGGTGCATATTGTAACAACTCTTCCCACTTAATTAATGGATGTTGACGACCAGTAGTATGATTTGCTAGTTGATGAGTATGATATTTATTAATAGCAGGAGAAGATATAAAATCTAAATCTATACTAAGAACCTTCACATTACTCCTCCAGTATTTAACTTCTGTTTAATATGTTTAATTTGTTCTTTTGTAAGGATTCTCATTGCCTGTTGTGCCTTCTCATTACTATATCCATAATATTTTTTTACCGCATCTATATCTTCAACCTTACCTTTCTTCAACCAAGGAGCAAATCTTCTTTTCTTCCTCAAAGAATTTAAAAGAAAATCATACTGCATTTTAGGATCTAAAAAATGAGACTTATTCATCTCATTAGCAAACAATACAGAATCCAAAGATCCAGACAAACATTTATTTACAACAAATGCAGGATACTTTAAAGTAGGATCTTCATCAAGAAGATTTTCTTTATTAAAATTAATTGAATTTAACCAGTGCTTAAGTTCCATAATTTAATAACAAAAGTTCTTTACGGTCTTGTTGATCTTTCATATAATCACCAACAGATCTCATAGTATATGTGTGCTCAAACTCAGCTGCATTCCAATTTGTAAAACGATTCCTAACAACCTGACTACTATTATATGATATTAACTGAGGTGCTGTAAACTCATCACATGTTTTAGCAAAATCATCATGATCAAAATACTTATGCATACTACCTTTGTTTCCATATAACTTAGGACCAATCTCATAAGGTGGATCTAAGTATACAAATGTATTCTTATTATCAGATACTAATTCTCTCCAATCTAAATTAGTTATGTTCCAATTCTCAATTAATTTACTATACTCTGCTAGTTTTTCAATTCCTCTAAACGAAAAATTGGACTCACTTGCTTGAGGTGAGAAAGAGGAGGACTCAGTAAGTCCACTAAAGCTACACTTATTAACAATGTAAAAATCAACTGCCCTATCAAATTGTGACTTACTTTCATCGTTAACACCCTCTTTTGCATTAATAAACAATTCCTTTGCACTATCCCTATCAGGACTCATGTTCTTAACAGACCATAACTTATCCTGCATTGCTTGACCATCATGCTGCAACTGTTGCCAGAAGATTATAAGTGGTCTATAAAGATCGTTAACCCATATATTTAAATGAGGATGTAATTTACTAATATACAATGCTACAGATCCACCACCTAGAAAAGGTTCTCTAAATTCTGTGAAATTTTTTAAGTCTGGAAAATGTTGTGCTAGTTTAGTACAAGCACGAGATTTTCCACCAGGATAACGAAGAGGCGTTTTTAATGATTTCATTTGAATTCACACTCCACCATAATTTCTGTAAGACATGCCAACATGTTTATTTCTTGATCAGCAACAAATGCAATTTGATACTGGTACTTTGCAATAATAAGAACTGCAGCTGCAATACTAGGTCCATCAATAGTTTGGCAAAGACCATCATAAAGACGGCGAAGAAGTACAGAAGGATCATTATCTAAATTAGAAACAACCCATTTTCTAACTGCAGGAAAATCTTTCTTTGCAAGAGTTTTAATTAAATCATCAACTCTAACATCAGAAAAACTAGCTAGTATAGCACTGTCTATTGTACCACCAACACTATATCTTTGCAACTCATTAAGTACTCTTCTCCAATCAGGAAAATGCTTATTTATTAATTGTGCAAGAACTTTCTTATCAAAATTTATATCTTCTTTTTCAAGAATACCAACAATCCTATCAAAGAAAGATACCTGAATCTCTGCTTTCTCTTTACCTTTAATTGAAAACTCAACTACAGAACATCTTGAATGCAATGGTTCAATAATTTTATTTTTATAATTGCATGTAAAGATGAACCTACAGTTTTTATGGAATGCCTCAATGTTACTCCTCAACAACAGCTGAACATCATGTGTAGTGTTGTCTGCTTCATCAATAATAATAACCTTATGATTAGATGATGCAGTCAATGACATAGTAGAAGCAAAGTTTTTTGCTTGTCCTCTTACTGTATCAAGAAACCTACCTTCATCAGAACCATTGATTAAAATATAATCGCATTCCAACTGTTCACACAATGCTTTAGCAACTGTAGTCTTACCCACACCTGCTGGTCCTGTTAGAAGAAGATTTGGAATTTCTCCTTGTTTTAAAAAATCACTAAAAGTTTTCTTGATATTATCTGGTAAGATACATTCTTCAATTGTCTTGGGTCGATACTTTTCAACCCAAAGAAAGTCACGCTTCATAATTAATCACAGATTGTGCTGGTGGATTCCAATGACGGATTACACCAGCAGTAATAAAACAGTTTGTAATAAGATAAGTTACAAATATAATGCTACGGATAATGCATACTACATCATCATATCTTTTAGTTTGAGTATCTGAGAAACTTCCCAGTGAGTACTTCCAAATCTTCCAAACTTTACTCATAAGTTGAATCAGGTTCTAAAGCTATGAAGTAGTCAAGATTATAATTGCTATTGGTAAACTTGGCAAGGTTCTTCTTAGAGATCTGAACATCATAAGATCCAGGAATCAACTTGATGTTCTCAATCTTAAAGTTAAACTCAAAGACCTGCTCAGTTTTACCAACCACAAGAGTATACTCATTAGAGTTATCATTCTTACGATCAGAAACTACCAATGTAACTTCTTTACCATTACCAACTGCTGAAAGATCTGGCAACTGATATACAGAAGATGCTTTCAATAGTTTGCCAAGTTGAATACTGTCCAACTGAAAATTTACATCAGATGAAGGGAGTTTCATTTCCTTCTCAGGTGGAATAACTATACAATCAGGATCTGCAAAAGCAAACTTAACCTTAGTTGACTTACCCTCACGAATAATCATATAGGTCTCATTCTTAAGATCCAGATCAGGATCTTTCATAAGGTTAACGCCATTAAGAAACTGAGGTAGATCATAGATCCCAAAGTCTCTCTCAAAGTTTTCATCAACATCTGCTTCTGCAAGGATGTTCTTCATCACACTAATAGTACGAAGTTTAGAACCTCTCTTAACGAGAATAGATTGATTAATTGATGAGAAGTTCTCCAGAAGAGAAATTGTTTTTTCAGAAAGTTTCATATCCATTAGTAGAGTCCTTGTCTAATCCTTCAAAGTGGTATAGAAGTACAGCATAATGTATTATCTTCTCAATGTCAAGCCTTGTAGTTCCTTTCTTATCATAGCGTGATGCATACTTAAGAATGTTACTACGGCAAAATGCAGATGCATCTCCTACTGCTTCAATAAGATCTAGAGTTTGTACTCTATCATTATATGCATAGTGAGAACTATATGTTCTGCCAATATACTCTTTAGTTTTTTCTAAAATTTTATCCTCATTGTACTTGTAGTGTACAAAAGGTTTTTCTATTTCTGGTGGACAATTACTC